GAACCTCATCTGCATTTAAATGTATTCCATTTATTCTATCTGCTAGTTCTTTTGCATATGTAGTTTTGCCTGAACCAGGAAGACCAATTACTTGTATAATCATGCGTGAGGATCTTCCTTTGCCTTATTCTCAATTAACTTATTTCGCTCATCCAAAATAGTAATAGCAAATTCCATCATTCGCTTATATCCATTAGGATTATCCATAATTTTATTATAATGATGGCCACAGAATAGCAGATCACCATTTAATCCAGTTACCTTAACTAATGCTTCAGCAGAACAAGAGTCACACCTATCTAACGGTGATAATAGCCATTCTGTAACTTCTGGATGTGCTGATGTCATTGTACTCATAGTATACTACCGCTTTCTATTGTCAGTTGAATAAAATCCAGAACCTTTGAATTGAATTCCAAAGGAGTTCCAAACTCTGCTCATTGATGTTCCACAACAAACTGGTTCTCTATCTTCACCGAATCCACGCTCAAACTCGATCTGAGAAGAGCAGATATTACATTTATAATCGTACTTTGGCATATCTTAATTATATCCTAAGCTGTCTTGGTTGTCAACCTTATATGTGTGCGAATCCTATGGCAATTTGCACATACAACTTCACATTTTGCTATTTCTTTTTTTATTGCTGCCCAAGAAAATCCATCGTGAATCATTCTTGAAACATTATACTTTTTATCTTTTAAATGATCAAAATCTAAAACTATATGATTTTTTTCTCCACAGTCAACACATCCACTTGTCTGCTTTAATTCAGCAAGTCTTTTTTTATATTGCTGTTTTGTTTTATGTGCCAGTTCTTTTTCAGTCATAGCACTTTTAATTATATCTTAGATTATTAGGCCCCGCATAGGAATTCAGGCACGATGGCCAGGTTATATAAAATGGGTAACTAATCCATCCCAAGGCCTATGCGGGGATTCTATTATACTACTTTACTTTTTTGATGCTTTAATTGCAATCTCTTTTGGTTTCTTTTCTTCTGGAACAATACGTTCAATATCAATATGAAGCATACCGTCCTTCATTTCAGCACCAGTAATTTCCATATATTCTCCAAGAGCAAAAGTTCTTGTGAATTTACGTGCAGCAATACCTTTATGTAGTACTTCAGAGTTTTCTTCTTCAGATTCTACTGAGTTATCACCTTTAATAATTAATGTTGAATTATCAACTGTTACTGAAATATTATCCTTTGAAAATCCAGCAACTGCTAGTGACAATTTAAAGTTATCGTCATCTACTTTTACTAGATCATATGGTGGATAAGAAACTTGGCGAGAAGCCAGCTGTACATTACTTAAACGCTCCATCTCACGATTGAAGCCAATAAAAAAAGGATCCTTGAATAGATCCCATGCAAATGAACTTACCATTTTATTCTCCTTTTCAGCGAGTTCGTTTATATACCCCCATTTGGCGGGTACATAATAATTATAGCATATCTTTACTTAAATAGTCAATAGCTCTATTAAGTCTATCAATGCTATCTTGAAATACACCTAACCCTCTATTACAATTATGGCAAATATGTCCTCTAAAAGTATTTGTTTCATGGTTATGATCTACTACCCATACACTAGCATTACCGCCAGTACCCTTCAAGTCACCTTCATTTTTTAAACAAATAGGACATATATATCCTTCTGGTGGATACCCATATGTTTTTCTAAGTTCTTCTTTATCAGACTCTCTATCAGCTATATCTCTGAGTTCGGATTTATATTTCTCCACACAACCAGCCAAACAATTATAGGTTTTTTTTCCATAATCAGGCATAGATGTTACCAGGTAAAATTATTGTTAATCCGGCCTTAAAATCGAAAATATCTTTTATTTGATTTACCTCCATTATTCTCCACCAAAAATCTACTGTTCCATATCTGTCTCTAGACACTAAATCTGGCCTGTATTGCATACCGGGTGGTATGACTGCCACTTGATCTTGTTGAGAAGGATTAAATTTTTGTTTTTTATATGTCTCGAAAGTTGTCAATTTATCATCGGAATAAAATATGACTTTACTATTTGCGTATCTACTTGTTGCAGTTACAAATCTTCTTGGGTTTATATTTGAGTATTCTATTTTATTTGCCATTTATCATGCTCCCAAATTAAATATTCTTTCTTGACCCGGAAGATCAGAACTTGCATAAACAACATCCCAAGTTGTATCTACATCAAATTTCATAGGGGTGAAATTTCCTTCTTCTACATAATTAAGTCCATCTTCATCCATTTCTTCTGTGTGCCAAGAAACTTCAGTTGGAAATTTAACTGAATAACTTTTTAATATAACGCACAATTCGCCCCTATCTGATAATAATTTTCCGCATTTTATTCTGCAGACTGGAGGAGGTATAAAAGGTGATCGATCAGAACCGGAACCCTCTCCATCTCTTGGATAAGTTGCACTTTGAATAGCTCTTAGATGTCTCAAATTTACAGATACATCAGATGGCTTTGAAATTATAAAATGCAACTGCATACTGATTGATCTATTATCTGATTGAGAGTAAGTTTTCAATGGAGATGCTCTGCCAATAACTGTTTCGTCGCTGTAATTTGCAGACTTTGTATCACTAATTTCAGGTAAATTATCTAAAATTATTTTATATTCGTCTCTTCCAATTGGAATTATTATATAGCAATCATTTATAGGTCTCAAAGACCCAGTTCTAAGTGTGGCTTTAGGCATTTTATTCTCCAGTTCTTAGTATGTCTTTATTGGCTGTCCCAGATGGGTAACCAAATTTCATTTTTCCAAAAATTGCAGATTGCATTGGTCTTCTTGGATCCCTGGTAGAGCCTGCAATTTGATTAGAACCGCCAGCAACAGATGATCCTCCTCGTGGCTTCATAAGAGCAACAAGTTCATTTATTCCTTCTTTAATTTGTTCTAATTCTTCCACTTGTTTATATGCAGTTTCTTCCATTCTTGTTAATTCATCACTTTGCAATTTTCCAGTCCCCGAACTGGCACTGGTCTTCTCTCTTAATATAGTTTGTCCTATATCTCTTAAATGTACCGGTTGGACATCCGTAGTTGTATTGGTTATTGGCCTTGCTTCTACATCTGTCGGGCTTGCCATAGGAATGGCATGTTTATTTAATAAATCTTGGCTTCCGCTTAGAGATCCATCTATTGACGAATTTAAATTATTTAATTTTTCTAAGTCGGTTTTGGGCGGTTGTGGAACTTTTTTCTCTGTTGCCCACTTGTACAATTCAGCACCTCCTCCTAACAATCCGCCAACACCCGCACCTATTGCTGTTCCAATCGGCCCTCCAAAAAACGTACCAATTGCCGCTCCGGTCATGGCTCCCGTAGCCGCAGCACCTCCAACCCCTAGAGCCTTATCGGCGGTAGATCCTTCTTTTACGCCTAGATATTTGCTCATTGTACTGCCTGTTTTTGCATCGCCAGTAATCGCACCCAATAAACCGGCTTCTGTTGTGGATCTTCCTGTTTCTTTAGCTTGCATCGCGCCAGAAATGCCACCTGTGGCTAATCCCAAGAAAGGTAAGGCTTTTCCTAATGTTTTTGAAACTAAAGGATTTGAAGCTACACTTCCAAAAGCTCCACTTACTTTTGACACCAATGGGTTGGATGCAATTTTTCCTCCTAGGTTTTTTGCAAATTCGGCGCCTTTTCCCAACAAACCGGATCCAGCAGAAGTTGTAGTCGCTCCAACTCCACCACTAAAGGGCTTTTTCAATAAAGAAATAAGATTTTCATCGCCCAATGCGGAAAGATCTGATCCTACATCCATCAAGTTGAATCTAGACTGTTGAGCCATTTGAGTTCCAAGACCAATCGCAGACCCAGCAAATGCTAGGCTACCATTTGCAGAATTAATTTGATTCAATGGAGTCGCAGCATTATTTACTGCTACTGTTGCTGGTGGATTAATTTGATTCAATGGAGTCGCAGCATTATTTACTGCTACTGTTGCTGGTGGATTAATTTGATTCAATGGAGTCGCA